CTTTATTCTCCCACTATCAGTTTTGCGGAAACTTTACCGATAATTGATACGTCCGATAATTTTATGTCGACCGTAATTTTCCCATAATCTATCTTGATTTTATTCTCAGGTAATCTGATCAAATTCTTGATAGAGAATTTTCCATCAATAGAAATCAACCATTCTCCATCCACAGCATCAACTTGCTTGGTATCAATCAAGAAAGAATCCTTTCCATCCTGTACCAACACTGGGTGGATAATGTTATTGGGCATTAACACCTTATCAAACATGATGCTCCCTGCATCACATAGGACGCCATCAATAATTTTCTTCTTTTGAACATGCAAAATATCCGAGTGAACATGTTCGAACTTCGGTCCAATACCAAATGTCAGCCATTGCAGGGATGCTTTAGTTTCCAGTGCACACTGGATGATCCAATCGGCAGGGAAAGAATCCCGCATATATCTTGTAGCCAAACTGCTTTTTGAAACACCTAACTGTTCACATAATGCCTGTCTAGTCGTAAAGCCATAGGCTTCCACCATACGTTCAATGGCACCTTTGCCGCCGCTACTTAAATCCATGGGTTTCATCCTGTGAACTTTAATGTTGACGATTTCAATATGTGATCGTATAGTCGCTTTGATTTCAAAAAGTGACTCATCACAACTCGTCAATGTTAAACACACTAAAAGAGGAGATGTTGCACTATGCCTCCGCATATTTCAATCACCTTGGCCGTGCCTTCGATTTCTGTCGAAAAGTACAGTGAACTCACTGGATTATCTATTGATACCATAAATGACATGCTCTCTGATGGACGGCTTAAACGCCATCGCCTTCGCAAAGATAAAAAACGCGAGAAGGTGATGATCAACATTGCTGCTATGACAGTTGATGCTTTGGCTGATTGCAATATGACACTTTGCTGATGCAATTTTGAAACGCATAGGGATTGTTGAATATGTTTGATTATGAGACTTCTAAACATGATCATTTCGATTGCGCTTGCCGAGCATTTGCATTGGCACACAATTTAGAGGAAGTGGCCGCTGCCGTTGGTATGCGCCCGCAACTGCTGCGCAATAAGTTAAACCCACTTCAGCCTCACCGTCTCACCTGCGATGAGCTTCTGGCTATCACTGACCATACAGAAGATGCGCGTCTAATGGATGGAATACTCGCGCAGATCAACTGCCTGCCAGCTGTTCCAGTCAATAACGCAACAGAAGCCAACATGCAGTTTTGCGCGCTTAGTGCGACTGCATGCGTGGGCGCGATTGCTGGGGAAGCGGTATCAACAGATCACATGACAGCTGCCCGCCGCACTCAAATTCTTGATCGTGCTCGCGATGCAATCCGCAGCCTTTCTGTTCTGGCTTATACCGTTGAAAGCCGTGTTTCCTCAATGCCTGTGTTAGCTGCGGCCGTCGATATCGTGACGACAAATGCCACCGGGCTGATCTGAGGCGTTCTTATGAAAGACATTGCATCAATGCTCAAAAGACAATCACCGACGCCGCAACTTCCCAGCTATGGAAATGGCTGTATTGAACTGCCAAACGGTAAGCGCTGGAACCCGTCTCATATTCATAAATTTAATACGCGCCCGCTTTCTATGTGGGAGCGTTTCATCGAATTTATCGGAGGTGTCCATGCCTTCTAATCTTGAGCGCATCCAGGAATTACGCGAACAGCTGTTTCCTGGTCATTCGGAGGCGGCTAAATACTGGGACTCGCTTAAACCCGAGTGGCGGGGGTTAGTCCTTCATGCTGCATCACTATACGGTGCCGAGGCGTTGAGTTCGGGCCTGGCAGGATGTAACTGGTGTGAGCTTTACGCGCGTCTGGATCATCGCCGAATGTTGCAGCTTCGTGCCGGTATTCAGCATGCACTCAACTTTTTTGCGGGTTTCGGTTCGCTGAGGAAACAGGACTTTTCCCCGCGAACTGCCCGACGCATCACTAATAAGACCTGCACACCACAGCAATCCGCTGCCGTACTTCCCGCAAGTACTGCAAATCTGATAGCCGGGCGCAATCAGCTGCGTCAGCGATAAACCCAGGACTTCCGCTATGACAATAATTTCTGTAGACAAAACCACACTTGCCACCGAGCTAAACGCCTGGCTGGTGCCTATGAATTACGCTCTGATGTTCATCAGCAAAAATACTGATAAGGCCGGGCGTGTTTCGCTGCATCCGTTCTTCTTCAACGATACGGAGCACCTGACGAATCAGAGGCACTGGCTGGCCATTAATGCCGCTATGTGGTGCACCGTTTACCGGGAAGCCGAAATAAGAGAACGCCAGATTGAGGCGCTGGCCAGTCTACGCGCTTTGTTCTACACCGCCGGCGCGCTTGGACAGGGAGAGATTAAGGCGTTAATTCAGGAGTGGTGGCGTCAGACTTACCCACTACATAAAGTCCCGGCACCAAATCATACAGCTGTAGTTAAAACTCCCGCTTTTCACTAACTAACCCTGGATTTTTTCGGCCATTACTCCAATGGCCGGGGATTCTTTTGCCCTGGAGAAACGAACATGCCGACCATCATCAAGCCAAAGCCAGAAAAACAGAGTGATTCAGCCGCCGGGCTGGCGCTGGCTTTGATGCTTCAGAAAGCCACGCGAGAGGGTAAAGCAGCTGCCGCAGATCTGTGTTCCGTCCGCCTCGATAAGCTGGCCAACCATGCGGTAAATGAAGGCTTATCTGCTTTGGAAATTATAGAGCTCATCCGTGAAGAGTCTGCGGCCATTTGCAGTAAAGGCGGTGCGGCATGGCAGTAACGACCCCGCTTAATTCCATTTTGAAGTTTTGCGCATGACACTTGGTACTCATGGCCAACATCACGCCGTTGAGGCCTGGCGGCGTGAAACCTTCGCGCCTGGCATGCCAGCAGATGCGACGATAACTGAGCGCCGTTTATGGGCTGTGAACCCAAAGGACTATGAATGGCGCTCCCAGTACCTGCATGAAATACCCGACTGGCTGGCCGGGTATTTCGGCCACCGCTACGAAAAGCTTTATAACGGCGTTGATGGTCGTCGCCGTGCCAATACATTCCTGCGTAAAACTATCGCCGGGAATGTATTGCCACGCCTGCGCAAAGTCATGTCCCGGTATGCATTGACGGGCGACGTTGACGATCTCCCCTTTGGTAAAGCGCTTAATCGCCTGCCATCCCTTGACCGTTCCGAACTTAAAAAGCTGGCCGGGCGCGTTGCTGCCTGGCTGACCAAGGCATTCTGTGATTTTACAGACACCCTTAATGGAGAGACGCGAGACGAAAACGAGCTGGCCAAGCGCGCGGCGCTGGCCTTTGTCCATATGGGTGAACTGGTACAGCAGATTAATTTCACCGCGCCCTACTGGGGGGCGTTTATTGCTGACAAGCTGACTGAGCGGCAGGCGCATTCTGGCATTTTGCGTATGATGGCGCCTGACTGGTGGTATCTGCGTCTTAAACGAGCCCGCGATCTCCAGCGTGAACATCTGGCCATTGCCGTAGGGCAGGTACAAAAAGCCGCAAGCGCATACGTGTCACGCAAAACCCTGGGCGAATGGGTAGAGCAGAAAAAACGTAATACCGAGTTTTTTAAAAAGTTCGACCTCATTAACGAAGATGGTGATCGCGTTGCTCTTGGCGATATGGTTTACGGCAGCGTGGCCAATCCTGCGATCCGTCGCTGTGAACTGATGGTTCGCATGCGAGGATTTGAGGATATCGCAAACGAAGAGGGGTTGGCCGGGGAGTTCTATACCATCACCGCGCCTTCACGCTTCCATGCCGTACACAGTAAGGGTGGCTTTGTCAGCCAGTGGAACGGATGCAGCCCACAGGACACACAGCGTTATCTCTGCCGTGTGTGGGCTAAGTGCCGTGCCGCGATTTCGCGCGCCGGCATCAAGGTTTTTGGCTTCCGTGTGGTTGAGCCTCATCACGATGGTACACCACACTGGCACATGCTGTTATTCATGCCCCCGCATGATGTTGCCGCTGTTCGCGACATTCTTTGCTATTACGCCCGTATAGCGGATTCAGAAGAACTTCAGTCACCCCACGCGCTTAAGGCGCGTTTTCACGTTGAGCCTATCGATCCGGAAAAAGGTTCCGCCACCGGCTATATCGCTAAATACATCTCCAAAAATATTGACGGTTTTGCACTTGATGGTGAGACAGACGAGGAAACCGGGGAAAGCCTGCGGGATATGTCCAAAGCGGTTACGGCATGGGCGTCCCGGTGGCGCATACGTCAGTTTCAACAGATTGGCGGCGCGCCGGTGACGGTCTGGCGCGAGCTGCGCCGTTTGCGGGATCAGCGGCTGACTGATAGCCGCATGGATGCCGTTTTAGCAGCGGCAGATGTGGGCGACTGGGCTGCGTATACGCAATTGCAGGGCGGCGCACTGGTAAAGCGCTGTGATCTGGTCGTGCGCCTCGCTTATGAAATCACAGAGCAGGGGAATGAGTACGCAGAAGATGTGCAGCGTGTTCAGGGGGTTTACTCACCTCTTATTCCTGACTCTGAAGTTTGCACACGTCTCGTCAAATGGCAGAAGGTCGCGAAGTTGGCCGAAGCGCCAGCAGAGGCTGGTTTTTCTGGCGGCAGCGCCGCCCCTTGGAGTTCTGTCAATAACTGTACTGAGGGCGAAGCCCGCAGAGGATTAAAACTGGATCTGCATAGTCGTGGTTTTAACGGTGATGATGAAGAAGTAGACATTTTGATACGAGGAAGTGGGCTGATATACGGTAAGAATTCTTTGATCTACCGAAATGGACAGCTACTGGAGAAACGTAGCAAGCTGCAAAATGAAACATGGCCAGGCTGGTCATAACTCGAAATGCATTAGTTATCGGCCGTAAGTGCCTATTGTACAAGAATTAACAGTTTCACAATTTATTATGGGATGTATACTGTATTTATGTACAGTTGTTGTTTGAAGAGGAGGAGTAGTGCAGGACTTGTTCGTTGAAACGCTTACTACGCAGCGTATTGGTTTGCTTTTGAAACTGGTCGCAAGAAGCGAATGCTCGGGAAGCGAGAAAGACCTCGCTTTTGGCTGGTTAACGGAATTAGCTTCTGATCTTGAAAATAGACTGGACAAATTCGAAATAAAGCCCCCCTCTAAAGGGGAGACTTCACATAGCGGCAGGGATTTTCAGTAAATCGAGTGCCATTTGTTTTTGATCGGGTGACATTGTGTTAATCAGTGTTTGGATTAGCACGTCACCCGTTTTGGCACTGGGGCTGAGGGTGTGGGAGAACGTCAAATTCATAACAAAAGTGTGCCCGCACTCCACATCAGCACAGGCGCAGTAAATATCCGCAATCTTACGATGCTTTCGGTTCGTTTTGCGAATCACAGCCTTTGAGCCGCATTCAGGGCATTCAATCTTCAGGACTCTCATATTCCGCTCTTCGGCTGTTAAATAATGCCTGGATTTTAACCTTTTTTTGCTCATGCCGCACCGTCTGTTTGTTGTGGGAAAGCAAAGTTAAGGTGCAGATATTCCGGAATTTCCGGGTCGGCGCTGATGGCCTCCATAAAGCGGCGCTGAAGGGGCAGCACTTCGCTTTTTTTGTAAATGCGCTCTGCCTTCTCCGGGTCGCCCAGTCCGGCAGCATTCTGTGCGATTTGCCCGGCCAGACCTGCCGGAAAGCGGTGCGCATTCAGTACATCCTGAGCACTGATGCTTTTCACGCTGGCAAACTCATCATTGGCAGAAATGTCGCCCATCTGAATAAACTGCACCCCGTCTTTTTGCCCGTTCGGGATATTCACCAGAATCGTGGAGAAGTTACCGATCCCTTTGCTGTCACGCAGCTGGCGTTCAATCTCTTCCTCCAGTTCGTCGGTCATGCTGGGGTCAGAGGTGTAGAGGATGCCACCCGTATGTGCGCCGTTGTGGTAGTAGCGGCGGCGGAAAATCACCGCCTCACTGTTAAGCAGCGCGGAGTGAATGCCGCCGATATAGTCCGGCAGGCCGTAGATATGCTGCTGCGGGTCATACATACGCAGAAAAACCACGTCTTCCGGCGGATAAATCAGCGGCTCACCCTGTTGCAGCACAGCAAACTCCCCTGTTTTACGACGACGCGTATACAGCCCCGGCAAGGGTGCCAGGGCGATAACGTCACCCCAGCCATTCCGGATTTTTACAATCCCCACATCCCCGAAGGTAATAAAATCAAACACCGCGGCTTCAAGGTCATCACGGGACAGCCCGCCGCCGATATAATCAGCCAGCACCATGTTTTTGCGTGAGTGAATGATGCCGCCGTGCTGACCATTCAGGTTAATGAGCTGCGCCAGCGCCAGCCTGTCAATCGGCAGCGTAAAGTGATTGGCCTCGTTGTCATACCATACATCACAGTAATCCGTGCCGGTTGTCAGTACCGGTTCAGGCTTGCCGAAACGCAGGATGCTCATCTTTCTGGCTGGCGCGTTTTTACCTTTACCGCGCGCGGCGGTGTATTTCTTCTTTTTCATGCTGCCTCTTTCCTGATCCGCCAGCGACTCCGCGGTTTGTTCTCGTAGTTAAGGGGTTCGTTATGCAGTGCATGGGCTATCGCCCAGAAGGATTCCGCATGGCCGGTGTCCTGGCTGCGGTCTGCAACAAATGTCATTGCGCCACCGCTTTGCGTGGTGGTGCGGCGTATGGCCATAAAGCTGGCCGCGATCTCTTTCATGTCTTTATCCCACTCGATACGCTGGCTCTCAACCACATCAGCGGCTTTCAGGACCAGCTGGTCTTTGGTATGACGGTCATAGCGGATAGCGACCGCCACACGCAGGGCAAAATGCTGAATATTTTCATAAACGCCCTGGCCGATGCCGGTCACGTCGATGCCCAGATAGGTGAAGTTGTATTTGTGAAACAGCTCCTCGATCTGCTTTGCCTGCCAGCGAAAATTCATGCCCTTCCAGTTAAAGACGCGCAGCACCCGGTATCGCTCGGCGGCATACTCAGGCGGGGCGACAATGACAAAGCAGCTCAAATCACCGCTGCGGGCAGGGTCGAAACCGCCCCACACAGGGCGCTCGCCAAATGGCCGTGTTTTTCTGATGTCGTGATCCTGCCAGGTGTCCGTTTCTAAGCCGCAGGCCTCCAGATCAGAAAACCGGAAAACGCTGTCTTTGCTGTCCACGAACACGCACATATAAAGCATGGAAAAGGTGGCGTCGTTGTAGCGGTTGCGCAGCTTCTCGATGCTGGCGAGGTTAAAGCCGCCCGCGATCGCATCTTCCATCGTGATGATGTAGCGCCACTGACCATCCGGGCAAAGACGGCCACCGTTGCGCATATCGTCAAAGGACGGAAAGACTGCCGCCGCGCGCTTTTTACTGCCCTGTTTCCATTCCTCGCCAGTCCAGAACGGATAGGCCTGGTGGGTTTTGGCCGATGGCGTTGAAAAGTAGGTGGTGCGCCACTTGTCATGCGTGGCCATCGCGCTGGCCACTTCGTTCAGCCTGGCGAAGTTGGGCACCCAGAAATATTCGTCACAGTACAGGTGCCCGCTGTATGACTGAGCGGTGTTTTTGTTCGTTGAGAGAAAGCGCAGCTCTGCGCCATTACTCAGGCGAATCGGGTTGCCGGTGAGCGTTATCCCGAAATACTGTTCGGCGATGTTCACGATGTAGGAGCGGAACACCTCGGCCTGCGCTTTGGACGCGGACAAGAAAATTTGCGGATCGCCGGTCATCACCGCATTTTCAAAAGCCTCATAAGCAAAATACCAGGTCGCGCCGATCTGGCGGCTTTTGAGGATGTTCCTCACCTGCTGGCCGATGTTAAGCCGCAGGTGCTTCTGGTATTCAAAGAGGTGCTCATCTGCCCAGGCATCAAAATCGTCCTGCGTCAGGGATGAAACATCATTCTTTTTATATTTGCGTTTTTTGCGCGGCTCCCCGTCGCCGTCCTCCGGGGTGTTGTCGCGTGTCACTCCCCGGTTTTCGGCCAGCTTCTCTTTATGTTTGTTGCTCTGTGCCCGCAGTTTGGTGGCATGCGCGATCAGCATGTCCATTTCTTTTAGTTCGGTGTCGCTTTTACCGTCGCGCGCAGCAAGCAGCTGGTAGCGGCGTTCAATCGCTTCCTCTGTGCTTTCGTGGCTCAGTAAGTCAGCCCAGCTGTATTTTTCCGCCCAGTAGTAAACGATCCGCGCATTCGGCAGATTTAATTCGGATGCAATTTCTTTTGGCGTGGCGCGACGCAAATATAATGCACGGGCAACGCCTTTTAATTCTTCTGAGTATTTAGCCATAGACTTAATTATGCCGCGCCTGAATATAAAAAACGGCGGGTATTATTCGTAACCCTTCCGCTATAGGCTGTTATCCGAACTCATAAGAATTAACTGAGGTGAAGGCATCCGGTTATTCCGTAATAATCGCCCTGCAATATCAGCGAGGCGAGAGGAAATAATGTCTCAACTGTTAACAGACTGGCTGTGTATTGCCACCGAAGGAGATACGGTTGACGGACGCCAGATTTATCGCGACTGGATTATTGATATGGGTGAAACCTATGACTTTAACCATTACAGCGCGAGACTCTGGCCAGAGCATGAGCGTGGGTGGGGGACATTCGGGGAAGTACGCGAAGTAATGTGGCAGGACGGAAATGATGGTCTTGCCCGGCTTTACGCAAAAATCAGCCCTGCCATGAACCTTATTCATGCTAATCGCGAAGATCAGCTGGTTTATTTCTCCATTGAACCCGAAGAGGACTGGCGCGGCACCGGGCGCACCTATCTCAAAGGGCTGGCGGTCACTGACTCACCCGCCAGCGTGGGCACTACACGATTACGCTTCTCTGAGCGTAATAAAAATAAATCGGGTTACTACGCGTTTTCAGTAACCACCAACGGAAACATTAATAAGGCGATAAAAATGAAGCCACAATGGCAAAAATTATTTGGTATCAAGCCACACTTTGAAGAAGAGCCGCAGGAAGAAGTACCGGCCGGCGACGATAAATTGCAGGCGCTTGCAGAAGCTGTTAACGCACTGGAAACGCGTGTTACAGCGATTGAAGAAAAACTGAATTCCACTGCGGAAGATGTTGATCAAATTGCTGAGGCTGTGGATACGCAGGAGTTTTCAACGCTGCTGGCGAACATTAAAGACGTGGTGAAAAATTTCAGCAAGCTGGATAAACGCGTGACCGATCTGCCGCGCCGTCAGTTCGGCGATAAAAAAGATAAGCGCTTTAAATTTATCTGATCACCGTTTTCGCTAAAAGTCATTCGACTTTTTTACTAAATCGCGTCAACGCGAGGGAACCGTATGCAATTAAATAACCGTGCGCTGGATTATATTGATGCCTTCTCTGCCGGTCTGGCAGAACACTATGGCGTCACCAATCCATCCCGCGCATTCAAATTAACCGATCCGCAGGAAACAACCCTGCGCGCTGCGCTGCTGGAGTCTGTTGAATTCCTGAGCATGATCACCGTCGCCGATGTTGATCAGCTGAGTGGCCAGGTCGTGTCTGTGGGGGCATCTGCGCTTCATACCGGGCGCAAGGCAGAAGGCCGTTTTACCAAACGCGTTGGCGTTGACGGTAATGATTACAAGCTGGTTGAAACGGACTCCTGCGCCGCGCTGCGCTGGGATTTGCTTTCCATGTGGGCAAACGCCGGCAGTGAAGGTGAGTTTTTCCAGATGGTTCAGACGTTCAGTAATCAGGCGTTTGCGCTGGATATGCTGCGTATCGGCTTTAACGGCAAGTCCGTCGCGGTTGACACCGACCCGGAGAAGAACCCGAACGGTGAGGACGTGAATATCGGCTGGCATGCCCGTATGAAAACCTTCAACGACGGCTTCCAGATCATGGACACGCCGATCACCCTGGACGACAAAGGTGATTACCGTTCGCTGGATGCGATGGCCTCTGATCTCATCAACGCCAAGATTCCGGCGCAGTTCCGCACCGATCCGCGTCTGGTCGTGCTGGTTGGCGCTGACCTTGTGGCCGCTGAGCAGTACCGGCTTTACCAGGCTGCTGACCGACCCACGGAAAAAATCGCCGCGCAGTTGCTGGGCAGCACCATCGCAGGCCGTCCGGCCATCATCCCGCCGTTTATGCCGGGTAAGCGCATGGTGGTAACGCCGCTGAGCAACCTGCATATCTACACCCAGCGCGGCACCCGCCAGCGTAAGGCGGAGTTTGTTGAAGACCGTAAGCAGTATGAAAACAAATACCTGCGCAACGAAGGCTATGCCGTCGAAGTGCCGGAGCTGTATGCGGCGATCGACGAAGAGGCTGTGACCATCGGCAAAGTGACCGAACCGGCTGAGGGCTGAAAAATGGCACTTTCACCCGCACAGCGACACAGCCAGCGCCTCAATGTGGCGCAACAGTTAAAGCAGCGTAAGGCCATCGAGACGATGGAAAGCCTGCATATGCAGATCCAGATGCTGAATCAGGATGTGGCGTATGTGCGCGCGCTGCCGACCATTGCCGATCGCGAGGCGTACAAGCGTGATGAGCTTATTCCTCGCTGGAAACCGACCATTGAAGCCTATCTGAGTGGCGACAGCGCGTATGAAAACCCGGTCCTGGCCTGGTACGTGGTGTGGATGTTTGATGCGGGCGATCTGGATGAGGCCTTGCGCCTGGCCGATATCGCCATCGAACAGCAGCAACCGACCCCGGAGGGCATCAAAAGCCGCTTCCCTGTGTTTGTCGCCGATACGGTGATGGCCTGGGCGGAAGACACGGCCGCAGTGGGTGAAAGTGTGGAGCCCTATTTCTCGCAGGTCTTTGAAAAAGTCACGCAGCACTGGCGGCTGCATGAAGAAATCACCGCCAAATGGTTCAAGTTTGCCGGTCAGATGCTGCTGCGTGATGACAACGGTCAGCCACGCGCCACGGCAGTTGAGGATGTGGAAACGCTGGAAAAAGCCGATGCCCTGCTGGCCAGCGCTGAGCATCTTTACAAGCGCGTGGGCGTTACCACGCTGCGCGCCCAGATTGCCGCACGTATCCGCAGTCTGACAAAAGAATAATAACGACTACCGCAAGCCGGGCGGGCGCGGCGGAGGGCAAAACACAGTGGTGTTATGCGCCTTGGATGCCGGTCAGCCCGCCTTTTTCGGGGGAGCCATGTTTAGCGGAAAGCCGATCGACTATCAGGATGTGGCGTTAACCAATGACGGATTCTGGCCGGATCTGAATCTGGCCGATTTTCAGTCGCAGCGGGCGTTACCGCCTGATATGGACGCCAGCACCCTTGCCAGTGCGTTACTGGCGGCAGTGATGGAAGTGAATGCCGATCTGGCCACGGTGGAGGCAAAACACCGGGCGGCGGGGCATGAAAACGCCGCTGATGTGCATGGCCCCGTCATGGATGGCCTTAACGGTCTTTGTGCGCAGTACACCAAAGCGGTGTTTGCCAGGGCAAAAGCCGATCTGCTCGGTGAGTTCGCCACTCTCGGGCGTCGTGAAACCCATCCGGGGCAGGAGAGCGACGAAACCCGCGCCGGGCTGATGGCTGAATCCTCAGTGACTATCCGGCATATGAAAGGCCTGAAACGTGCCGGGGTGCGCAAGGTATGAAAACACAGCTGGATTCGCTTACCGCATTTTTTACGCAGAACGTGCCGGAGCGCGCGCGCCGGAGTTTCGACAGCCAGATTGACGGGATGCAGGTTATTTCGGCAGCGCGTGATTTAGGCGCAGGGCAGTACCGCCTTTCCGTGCTGCGGTATAACGCGCTGCTGTCGTGGGAGCGCTTCCCGTTTCGCCTGGTTGCGCCGCAGCTGCTGGTTGCGCTGCTTGAAGTCTGGATGGATGAGCACGCCGCCCCGGTGATGCAAGAGCTGGGGATTGAAAACACGGAAGCCGACTGGGATGTGACGCTTGAGGATGAGGAAACCGCCACGGTGGTGCTGACCCTTCCCCTCGCGGATGAACTGGTTATCAGGCCGGATGCCGGTGGCCTTATCCCGTATCGTGGTGAACGCTGGTCACTGGTTGAGCCGGAGATCTGGACGGCGCTGAGTGCCACGGTTCACGGCGTAGATGAAGCGGGCGCGCCGGTGGGTGAGTCCTGATGTTTGCGGGCGGGGAGCTGAACCCGGATCAGCTGGCCGGACTGCAAAACGCGCTGGCCAGCCTTGATTTGCCGCCCCGCAAGCGTCAGCGGCTTTTATGGCGCCTGGCGAAATACGGCCTGATTGCCGCCGCAAAACGCAATGTGCGCAATCAACAGTCGCCCGATGGCAACGCATGGGCGGGGCGAAGAACAAAGCGCCGGGGCAAGATGCTGCGCAACCTGCCAAAGCTGCTGCATGTGCGGGAAATGCCGGAGATTGACGCCGTGCGCGTGTACTTGCAGGGCGGTGGCTACCGCAACGGGGCTTCGCCTGTTCCTGCCGGTGTGGTGGGGTACTCGCAGCAATACGGCATGTCCGTGCGGGTAAACCGCAGCGGGCAAAGAAGCCGGACGGAGCCGGGTAAAAAAGCCACCATCGCCCAGGCCAAAAAGCTGCGGGCGCTGGGGTATGCAGTAAAGCGCGGTAAGCGGTGGAAAAAACCGACTTACCGGCAAATCACCGACACCCTGACTTACGCACAGGCGGGGGTAATTATCCGCAGGATGAGCGGCAGGGCGGTGAAGACAAGCTGGGTTATCAACGTCCCTGCCCGCGCATTTCTGGGCATGAATGATGATGAATTTAACAAGGCACTGGCGCGCCAGCTGCAAGCCATCGGCTTTGGCTGGGATGTGAACGCGCAGGACAGATAAGGGGAAAACATGACCTGGCCAAGTGTGGACGTAAACCAGGTAAACCAGTTGCAGGGCGAAGTGACGGAAGTCGAGTGCTGCGTACTGTTTATCGGCAGGGGTAAAAAGGGCACCGGCAAAACGCAGGCGGTAAACACCCAGACGGATTTTGATGCGTTGCTGGGCAGTGCAGCGAGTCCGCTAAAAAGCTATCTCATGGCGGCACGGGCAAACGCCGGGCAGAACTGGTGGGCATTCGTGCATGTGCTGGCCGATGACGCCGAGCCTGATGCCTGGGCAAAAGCCGTTCACGCGGCGCAGCTGGCGTGCTCCGTTGAAGGGGTGGTGCTGTGTGATGCCGTGAGCGACAAAGCCGCGATCAATCTGGCCGCCACGCTTCGCGCTGAGCTTATTGCAAAGTACGGGCGCTGGGTATGGTTTCTGCTGGCCGTGGAAGGTTTTCAGGCAAAAGAGACCCAGGCGGATTATCTGGCGCGGCTGTCAGCGCTTCAGGCAGGTATCGCAGAAAAGGCGGTTCAGCTGGTTCCGTGCCTGTGGGGCAACGAGCCGGGTGTGCTGGCCGGTCGGTTGTGTAACCGTGCCGTTACCGTCGCAGACAGCCCGGCGCGCGTGAAAACCGGGGCGCTGCTGAGTACCGGCAGTGACGAAATGCCGGTGGACGGCGCGGGCGAAACCATCACGGTGGCTACCCTCCAGGCGCTGGAGGCACAGCGTTTCAGTGTGCCGATGTGGTATCCCGACTATGACGGGCTTTACTGGTCAGACGGGCGGACGCTGGATGTTGAGGGCGGCGATTATCAGTCGATTGAGACGCTGCGTATTGCTGACAAGGTGGCGCGCCGTGTGCGACTGCTGGCCATCGGCAAAATTGGCGACCGTTCGCTTAACAGCACCCCGGCGAGCATTGCCGCGCACCAGTCCATTTTCGCCGCGCCGCTGCGTGAAATGTCCCGATCCGTACAAATCAACGGTGTGACGTTTCCGGGAGAGGTGAAGCCGCCCCAGGATGGCGACGTGAAAATCGTCTGGAAAACTAAAAAACACGTCGAGATTTACATTGTGGTGCGTCCGTATGAAGTACCTCTGCAAATCTCTATCAGTCTTGTGCTCGATCAGACCGTGGAGGCCAGCGCATGAGTAAGCGTATCAGTGGCATGTCATTTGATTTTCTGGTGAACGGTACGCAGGTGCACGCCGAGAAAATCACGCTCTCGATTACCGACAACACCGCCGCCACACAGACGCACGGTGTGCCGGATGGCTACGTTGACGGCGATGTGGCGGCAGAAGGTGAGCTGGAGCTGAGTATAAAGTATTTCGCCCTTATCAAAGGGCTGGCGCAGCAGGCCGGATCATGGCGTGGCATCCCGCCACAGGATTTTATGTTTTACGCCAAAGCCGGGGATGAAGAGGCCAAAGTGGAGGCCTTCGGCTGCAAGATGATCATGTCTGACATTCTGGATATCGATCCGAAGGGTGGGGCACTGGCAACGCGAAAAATCCCGTTCAAGGTGACTGACCCGCGTTTTATTAACATCGACGGCATCCCGTATCTGGAAGCGGAAGCCACGGCAAACCTTATCGGATAACGGAAAAAATGCAGGAACATGAAAAAAGTTTGTATTCGCTGCTGGCCATTGGCGCGCTGATCGCGATTGCCAAAGTGCTGGCCAGCAATGACCCCATCACGCCGCGTCTGTTTGTCAGTCGCGTCATCCTGGGGAGCCTGGTTTCCGTTGTGGCCGGTGCCATTCTGATTCAGATCCCCGATGCCAGCCCGCTGGCGATTCAGGGGCTGGGGGCAGGGCTCGGGATTGCCGGTTATCAGGCCGTTGAAATGTATCTCCGCCGCCGGGCGGGGAGCGAACCGGAAGAAAAACAATGACCCTGAGCGAAAAACAACAGCTGTTTACGGCGCTGATTGCTGACCTGATCCACTGGGCGCAGAGCAAGGGCTATCGCCTGACCTTTGGCGAGGCATACCGTACCCCGGAGCAGGCAGCGCTGAATGCGAAAAAGGGCAGCGGCATCAGTAACAGTCTGCATACCCAGCGTCTGGCGGTGGACTTTAACCTGTTTATCAACGGTGTGTACCAGACGCAGACCGAAGCATACCGCCCCCTGGGGGAATACTGGGAAAGCCTTGGCGGCTGCTGGGGCGGGCGCTTCAAATCCCGCCCGGACGGTAATCATTTCAGCCTTGAGCATAACGGGGTGCGCTGATGAGCAGGGCGGCGGTTGCGGTACTGGTGGGGCTGGCGCTGGCATTTCTGGCGGGCTGGAAAGTGGCGACGTGGCACCGTGACAGCCTCGATCTGGCCGTGCAGAAAGCAGCCGCCGCTACCGGCAACGTGTTCCGGGGCATTGCCAGCGACTCCGCCCGAAGTCTTGAAGACAAGCTGGCGGCGCTTAAGGCCGATCAGCCTGATGAGATTCGCTATGAAATCGTTAAGCCGGTTTTTACTAACGTCTGTGTGTCTGATGAGTTTGTGCGGCTGTACAACGACGCCGCAGATCGCGCCGAACGTGTCCTATCAGGAAAACCTGAAAACAAAATGCCCGGAGAAACTGCCACGCCTTAACGGCGTAACCGGGGCATATATTGCCGGGGCATTACTGGATTACCAGAATTTATATACATCCTGTGCAGCGCGTCATAACACGCTGGTCGATGATATTAATAAACGAGAGGCAATAGTAAATGGAAAAGATTGAATTAATGATTGGCGGCGTTGAGCTGGTATTTACGCCTAATACCACGGCATACAATAAATTCATCAACGAAATGTCGATGGATAATAAAGTCGCCCCGGCGGTGAATTATCTGAACCGTATTGTCGCGACGGAAAGTAAAGAAGCGCTGGCGGATATTGTGAAACGTCCGGGCGCGGCGCTCCAGCTGGTTGGTAAAATTAATGAGATTTACGCACCTGAGCTGGAAATCGAAGTAAAAAACTAACGCAGCGGGTTCAGGCGATTGAATCAAATGGACTCTCGCAATATTTAATTTTACGCCGCCATTATCTCCCCCACGGGGAGGACACTGTTGATGATATTGCTGCCGCCATCTGGCTGGATAACCGCCACTGGGAATTTATGTCTGCGGCGGTGGGCAATGGCATCGGAAAAGCGTTTAAAGGCTCCTGATGAATGAACTGGATTTTGAATTAAGGCTCATCGACAGATTAACGCGCCCGCTAAGGCAGGCGCAGCGATCGGTAACGGCTTTTGCCGATAAGTCTAAGGATGCCTTTAACCGCATCGGCATGGGCGCACTGGCGATGTGGGGCGTGGCGCAGACCATTAAGGGGGCGCTGAGTCCTGCTATTGAAATGTATGACGCGCTTCAGGAGGCATCGGCGCGGGGCGTGGACGACAACGCGCTGAAAACCGTCAGCCGTGATGCCACGCTTTTCAGCATGAAATACGGTGCCAGCGCGGTGGAGTTTGTGAATTCCACGGCAGAAATTAACGGCGCGATTGCCGGGCTGACCTCAACGGAGCTGCCAAAGGTGACGAAAGTTGCCAACACGCTGGCCTTTGCGATGAAAGCCACCTCCGCCGAAACCGCTGAATTTATGGGGCAGATGTTCGGTAATTTCCGCAGTGATGCCGAGCGCCTGGGCAAAGTGCAGTTCGCCGAGCAGCTGGCGGGCAAAATGGCCTTTATGCGCCAGCAGTTTGGCGTTGAGCTGGGCACGGTCAAAGACCTGATCGAAGGCGCGCGCGGCGTCGGGACAAACTTCAATATCGGCCTCGATGAGCAGCTGGCCGTGCTGGGGCAACTGAGCCGGACGCTGGGCACAGAGGCCAGCGGGGCGTATGAGAGCTTTATCACCGGGGCAGTGGACGGGGCGAAAAAGCTGGGGTTGTCGTTTGAGGATGCCAACGGCAATCTCCTGTCCATGCCCGCCATGCTGGAAAAATTACAGGGCAAATACGGCAAGAGCCTCGAAGGGAACCTCAAAGCACAGAAAGAGCTGGATGATGCCTTTGGTGACAGTTCGGCCGTGGTGAAACAGCTTTACGGCAACGTGGCGCTGATGCAGCGCAATATCACCGAGCTGGGCGGATCGGACGGGCTGAAGCGTACCCAGGAGATGGCCGCGAAAATGGTGAAGCCGTGGGATCGCTTTATGGCCATCCTTACCGCGATCCAGACCGTTATTGGCCTGACGCTGATCCCGGTTCTCTATCCGCTGCTTAACCGTCTGGCAGATATGGGTGCCACGTTCGCAAAATGGATGGAGATGTTTCCCAATATCGCGCGCGTGGTGGGGTATGCCGCACTGGCCGTTATGAGCCTGGCCGGTGCCGGGGCGCTCGCCAATATCGTTATGGGCGTGTCATTTTTTATCATGAGCGGCCTGCGGGGCATTATGTCCGCCGTCATGGCGGTCACGAAAGTACATATCGCCGTCATGTGGCTTGTCCGGGGCGCAACGGCGGCTTACGCCGCCACACTCTCTGCGCTGCGTGGGGTGCTGCTGGCGGTTCGTATTGCGTCGGTGCTGACCGGTGCGGCCATCAACTTTATGAGCTGGCCGATCCTGCTGATTATCGGTGCGATTGCCTTGCTGGCCATCGGTTGTTACATGCTGATTAAGCACTGGGACGACGTGAAAGCGGCAGTGATGAACACCACGGCATTTAAGCTGGTTGAGAAATATATTTCGTGGCTGGCCGAAGTCTTTACGGGCGCATGGGAATACATCAGCGAAGGATGGAATAAATTTACGGCCTTACTGTCAGGTTTTTCCCCGTTAGCGTCGCTGGGGAATATGGCCTCCGGCATTATGGGGTTGTTCGATAATATCTGGAACACGATTAAAGGCGGATTTCTTAAATCGTGGAACTGGATAGTTGAAAAACTAAATAAAATTCCCGGTGTTGATATTTCGCTTGCGGCGGAAACGGCAATTAATGCTGTGCCGGTGAGTGCGCAGGAAATACCTGCGCCAACCGTGACGCAAAACACGTTATCCACCGGCGGGCGCTTAACCGGTATTGATAAAGGCGGCATCAGCAAAACCATTTCCGCTAATACCAGTACCGTGACAGACCGCAGCCAGAAAATCGGCACCCTGAATATTAATACCCAGCAGCCGCTGACGCCGGGACAGCTTGCGGAATGGCAGGAGCTTCATGCATGAGTGACCTTTTATATATTGATTTACTGATTAATGGCCGGGACTTTGTTTTAAATCCGGGGAATGAGCCGACACTCTGCAATAACAGTAAAAGCATCGGGCAGGACATTGTTCACGCCATTTTAGAAAGCGGTCTGGCAACTGAGCTTATCGCCGAGCGCAGCCCGACCCTGCGCGGCGACATTCTTACGCGTCTGGAGCTGCTGATCGAAAGTGATGAGCGTATAGAGCCGGGAACGGTGGTCATCACAGAGGAAAACCTTAAGCGCCTCTGGATCACGGCGGGCACGTGGGAGTTCGGGGCAATTTCTACCAGGGTGGAGCTATGACAAATAAGCCGCAGGTTGATTTTGAAGAGGTGGTGAAGCAGTCCGGCATGCCGGTGACGGCTGAAGCGCTGCGCACCCGCTTTAACCATATCGTCGCCGACGAGGGCATCATCACCAATACCTCGCGTATGTCCCCGTTCTGGCGGTTAATCACCGCCATTGTGACCACGCCGGTGCTGTGGCTTAAGGATGTGCTGGTGAATACGGTGCTGGCCAGCATGTTTGTGGCCACCGCATCAGGGGAAATGCTGCGGCTGCTCGCCTGGGCGGTGAATGTCACGCCAAAGCCCGCCAGCGCTGCGCTGGGGATGATCCGCTTTTATAAAACGGATGCCACGGCGGTGGTCACGGTGAAGGCGGGAACGCTTATCCAGACCGAGCGCATTAACGGCGTGATTTACGTGCTGGCCACGCTGGACGATTTCACTATCACGGCCGACATGCCCGCTGCGCTTATCCCGGTAAAAGCCAGTGCGGAGGGCGGTGCGTATAACCTTGCGCCGGGTTATTACCGCATTCTGCCGGTGGCCGTGGACGGTATCAGCCACGCGGTCAACGAAGAGGACTGGCTGACGACGCCTGGCGCGGATGAAGAGAGCGATGATGAGCTGCGCGAGCGCTGCCGCAACCAGTTCAATCTGGTCGGTAATTATCACACTGACGCCGTGTACCGGTCGATGATTGCAGGCGTGGCCGGGCTGAGCATAGACCGCGTGTTTTTTAAGCATGACGCGCCACGTGGGCCAGGCACGGCGAATGCCTATCTTCTGCTTGATACCGGCGTGGCATCCGATCCGTTTGTGGCAACCGTCAACGACTACATCACCACGCAGGGGCATCACGGCCATGGCGATGATATGCAGTGCTTTCCCATGCCGGAAACGCGGCATGCGCTGACCGTCACGGTGTATGTGCGAAACCTTGCCAGCGTCAGTGAGGATGCGCGCAGCAGCCTGAAAACCGGTGTGGAAAACATGATCCGCTGCGCCTTTCGTGAAAACGCCGATTTCACCGTCGAAAAAACATGGCCGTATGCGCGTTTCAGTTTCTCCCGACTGGGGCAGGAAATCCACCAGGCCTTTCCGCTGGCCGATTCGGTGGCCTTTTCACTCCCGGATATTGTCAGTGAGCTGAGCGTGCCGCGCCTGCAATCGTTAACCGTGAGTGTCACTAATGCCTGAGTTTATGAAAAAGCTGGCGGCGCTCGCGCTGCCGTTCTGGATGGATAACGGTGAGCCGCAGAAGCTGCTGCGCGCCGCGCGCACATTCTGGCAGGCCGTTTATGGCTGGGTGACGTGGCCGGTGAGTCAGTTCGATCCGCTCACCTGCGCTGAGCCGCTGCTTAACCTGATTGCCTATGACCGGGACATTTCCCGCTTCGATGGGGAGCCGCTGGCGCTGTTCCGTAAGCGGGTGGCCTATGCCTTTATCAATGCGGCGGATGCCGGTTCCGTTGAAGGGTTTATAAGAATCTTTCAGCGACTGGGGATCGGGCTTGTTGAAGTGCTTGAACGGCAGCCAGGGATTGACTGGGACATTATCACGCTACGTCTCACCGATGGCCAGATAGCCAGTAACACGCAGTTGCTTGTGCAGATAATCCAGCAGTACGGCAGAACCTGCCGCCGTTATCAGTTTGAAGTCATCACCTCCGAAAAGCTGGCCATCCGGGCGGGCTGGGATCAGGGGGAATACATTTGTTATCCGGCCAGCCTGGCCGGTTCGGTCAGCGGCGGCGCGACGTTCAGCGCCAGCCTGTAAGGAGCAGTAAAAATGTCACAGACAGCTATCACTACGGCATTCGAGCAATGGAAAGCCAGGCAGACCATCAGCAGTGAGCCTGTTGTGCTGGATGAATTCGTTTTCGCGAACGTACCCGGCCTTGATCCCTCGTTGCCTGTAGACCGTGCGGAGACGCTGCCGCCCGCATCGCAGATTGTTCACCGCCAGGCCGTGTCGCGCACCGGTGTGGTCAGTGCTAATGCCGTGGCCTTTTCAGTGGTGCTGGGCGCTGATGTGGGTAATTTCACCTTCAACTGGATCGGGCTTGTTAATAAAGCCAGTGGCATCCTTGCCATGGTGGTGCATGCCCCGGCGCAGCAGAAGCTGAAAACGGCCGCAGGGCAGCAGGGTAATGTGCTGACCCGCTCGTTTCTGATGGAGTTCACCGGCGCGCAGGCTGAAACCGGTATTAACACGCCTGCTGAAACATGGCAGATCGACTTTACCGCCCGCATGGCCGGGATGGATGAGCGCCAGCGCCTGGAAAACATTGATATCTACGGCATGGCGGCATTCTTTGGTGACGGCTTTATGGTCGGACGAACCGGCACACAATACTTTGTTACCCAGGGCGCGGGATACGTGGCCGGGCTGCGCACGCAACTGGCGGCTAATCAGAACATTGCTCTTACTGCCAAGCCCGTTAACGTCTGGCTGGATGTGTGCTGGACGGGAACCCTGACCAGTGCCTGGACGGTGCAAAGCAACATTACGGTGGCCGCAAACCTCGCGGATTACGTGCAGGACGGAGTGCAGCATTATGTCTTCGCGCTGGCGAATATTGATGCGGCCGGAAACATTACCGACCTGCGCCCGAAGGGAACCGTGAGCGCGCGCGACGCTGATAATGCCTTACGGCTGCATGAGCAATCCCGCAATCATCCCGATGCGACGCTGACGGAGAAAGGTTTTGTCATGCTCTCCGGCGCCACAAACAGTACCAGTCAGGCAATGGCGGCGACGCCCGCCGCGGTGAAAGTGGCGTTTGATAACGCCGAAGCCAGCCTGAAAAAAAGCCAGAACGGGGCAGATATTCCCGATAAACGGCAATTTGCCCGCACTATAGCGGCTGCTTATGCGTCTTCCGGTGCTGTGGATATTGGTGGAGACAGTAACAGCTGGACGACAAACGAATTTATCGCATGGCTTGAGGCACAGGGTGCTTTTAGCCATCCATACTGGATGTGCCGGGGATCGTGGAACTACGCCACCAACAAAATCATCACCGATACAAACTGTGGCGATATCCAGTTAGCGGGCGCGGTCGTTGAGGTCATGGGCAGTCGGTATGCGATGACTATCCGTGTCACAACGCCGACAACGGCTACCGGGGCACGCGCCATCACGAAAGCTGAGTTTATCTACATTAATAACCAGGACACGTTTAATCCGGCTTTTAATTATTCTCCGGGCTGGCGACGCAGTTTTAATACGGCACGTCCGCCTGCGCCCTCAGAGGTCGGTGCTGTTGCGAAAAGTGGCGACACGATGACAGGGCGGCTGAACATTTTTGCTGACAATGATGCTTTATCCATCACCACCCCTTCACCAGGCGCGGCCAGCTATATAGTTTCCCGCGATTCGTCTTCCTCAAATCAGTGGTATATCGGGAAAGGCGAGGCCGGATCAAATGATGCGTCCTTTATCAATTACAAAGGCGGAAATAACGGCCTGGTACTGAGAGCCAGTGGCAGGGTTGAGTTGTTAACCAGAAACAGCCAGCCCCTCACCGTTAACGCTGAAATCGTTTCGACAAACCCTGATGCCCTGCGCATGGCATATGGGGAATACGGTGCATTCTGGCGGCAGGATAATGCGAATACCTATTTGCTGCTGACTAACAAGGGCGATCCGTACGGTAATTACAACTCCCTGCGGCCTTTAACGATCAACAACGCCACCGGCAACATCTACATAGATCGCCTTTCGTTAAACGACTACAGCAACTTTGACGCCCGATACGCATTTAAAAATACAGCAAGTCTCAGTGCAAATGGCTGGTTTAAGGATGCAGCAACAGGACTGATCACCCAGTGGGGCAGGGTCAGCAGCGGCGCGATAGGTTATCTCGGGGTGGCGTTCCCGATCGCGTTTCCGAATGCCTGTGTGGGAATTTCGTGCACCGCAGACCGTACCGGCATGAGTGCAGGGGATGGCAACTGGTCATCAGTCCGTAATGTAAGCAGAACGGGCTTTGAAGCGGGCTCTGACCTGAACGGCTCATACTGGATTGCGAAGGGGTTTTAACGATGTATTACTACAGTGCTAAACATAACACCTTTATTCCTCAGGCTCTGAAACAGGATTATATCGATGCGGGGACATTCTTTGAGGATGCCAGGGAAGTTGCCGATCACGTCTGGGAAGAGTTCGCCGGGAGCGCACCGCCGGAAGGCAAAATGCGAATGGCCGGGAAAAAAGGCCTCCCGGTCTGGGCAGACATTCCGTCGCCGGGAAAAGATGACCTGATCCAGCTGGCGACAGAGAAAAAGCAGAAACTCATCAGCAGCGTCAATGCCGCCATCGCCCCGCTACTTGATGCGGTGGAGCTGGGGATCGCGACAGAGGACGAAAGCGAATCACTCCAGGCGCTCAAAACCTATCGTGTGTTACTGAACCGCGTGGACGTGACCGCACCGGTCTGGCCGGAGGTACCTGCGGATGTGGCGTAAAGCAACGCTGGCTTTTCCCGGGCAGTTTCCGGCGCTGAGCTGTTCCGTTGTGGCCGCGCACCCGTGGGTGTTCGGGCTGGGGCAGCAGACGGAGAACGGGGCGTATCTGAGCCCGGCCAATGCTGTTTCGTGGCTGGCGGAAAAATTATCCGGTGTGAGCGGCGAAACGGAGGTGGTGATCATGATGGCCACCGGCGCGACGCATGATGAATTTATGGCAGGCCTCGATCCACTGACGGCGGTTTTTCCCGCCCCGGCGTTCACACAGGTCAGTCGCCTTGCGCGTTCGGCGGCGGAGCTGGCCACGGTAAAAATGCAGAAGCCCGCGAGGGCGATGAACGGTCTGCCCGCTGCCCTGCCGCTGTCCGTTCCCACGGCCAGAACCGTCAGCAGCGCGGGCGCGATTGCGCAGGCGGGTGCGGCGGGCGGTCTGAATATGACAGCGCTCAAGGCTGCGCTCACCGGCTTCAGCGCCCGGCGCGCCGGTATGCTGGCCGATATTGCGACCAGCGCGGGCGGGGTGGCCGGGAAAAGCGCACGGGCGTGGGTATTTACCGCCCGCGGCAACGCGGCGGAAATCGTGCGCCAGCTGGCTGACGGAATTCCGGCGCTTTCATCCGTATACACCGTCGCGCTGATGCTCGCCGGTGCTGATTTGAGCAGTATCAGGAAGATGATCCATGACGACGACAACCACACTGGCGCTTAACGGCGAAGCCATCCCCCTGAAAGGCATCCGCGTGACGGTGAGCCAGCAATTCCCCGACAAAGACCAGTCCGGGCAGACCAGTGCGACCAGTAAATCGGAGCAGGGCGCGAAGGGAAAAGAGCTGCGCATTAACGGTGAAATAGCCTTTAAAGATGTGGCGGTGCTGACCCGGCTTTTCCAGCTGGCCAACGCCACCGATTCCGGCGGAAAACGCATGGTGTATCGTGTGGCCAACAGCGTTGCACGGGCGGTTAATCTGCGTGAAGCCTCATTCAGCGGCACCATCGATGCCCCGCAGCAGGACGGGCGTATGTCCTGGGCGATCACGTTTACCCTGAGTGAGCATATCAGCGTGGCGGAGAAAAAAGAGGCCGCAGTAAACAGCCGCAAAACCAGTAAGGCGCAGAAGCCCGGCGCAGCTGGCGGGGCGGCAGAGGCCGGAGAGGATGCAGAACAAATGACGTGGTTTGAGCGCAAGGTGCTGAAACCGGTGAATGATGCGCTGGGGTAAGTATGAAACCTGTAAAACGTCTTTACCTGTCCGGTGACGAAGTGCATGCCGCTGATGTGAATATCGTGCTGGAGCTGAGCAGCTGCGGGCGGGGGTTTATCACCGCCGCAACGGAGCAGGATTACACCGGCAAAATGGTGCGTCTCGATATTGGCTATGGTGAGTCACTCTTTCGCTGGTTTACCGGCTATGTTGAGCGCTCCCAGCCTGCGGAAAAGGGCTTTTCACGCCTGTTTGTGCGCGAGCTGTCCGGGGTGTTTGAAAAGCTGTGGCCATGCTCTTTCCAGCACCCCACGCTGCGCGATATCACCGCCTGGCTGACGGAAAACAGCGGCCTGACGGTGGCCGTGCCGGATGCAGGGTACAGTGACAAGCCCGTGCCCCATTTCACGCATTCAGGCACCGGGTTCCAGCTGCTGAATAATCTGGGCAAGGCCTTTGGCGTGGCGGATTATCTCTGGTATCAGCTGCCGGATGGCTCGCTTTACACCGGCGGGGCGGAAAAGTCCCTCTTTGCTGCGCGCCCGGTGGATATCCCGCATGAATTCAGCCAGGCAGCGGCGGGGGGCAACAGCATGACGCTGCCTATGATCCAGACAATGCGCCCCGGTGTTGAGATGAACGGCGAGCGGGTGACGAAAGTCAGTCTAACCGGCGACACGATGGTTATCACCTGGACGCCGCGCGACAGAGCCACCGGCGCGCCCCTGCAAAAAACACCGGCACAGCGGCAGATAGAAAGCCATTTCCCGGAGCTGGCCAGCGGTATGCACCTGCCTAAGTTTGCGCGGGTGATGGCCGCGAGTGAACCGGCTAGCAGCGGGAATTTTGCCGATCCATTCCGGCCACGTTATGCCGTCGATGTGCAGCTGCTAGACGCAGACGGCAAGCCCGACAGCGGTACGCCGGTTTATTGTGCCGTGCCGCTGCCCGTGCCAATGGCCGGGAATGATTCGGGCATGTTCCAGTTTCCGCCCGAAGGGACGCTGGTAGAGGTGGCTTTCACCGGCGGCAGGCCGGATAAGCCGTTTGTGCGCCAGACCGTGCCGGAGGGCACAAGCCTGCCGGACGTGAAGCCCGGCGAACAGCTGCAACAGCAGCGCGCCGGGGTATCGCAGCGGGTGACGCAGGGCGGTGACTGGGAGCGACAGACGGATCAGTCAATCCGCGAAACATCCATGTCCCGCCACGTTCAGGCCGACACCGAAACCCGCGAAATGGTGACGCGTGAAACCACCATTAAAGCCACGGACAAGACCACCGTACTGGGAACAGCCACCCTGATGGCCGGGCATATCCAGCATGTGACCAGCGGCGATTATGCGATGGCCACCGGCGGGAAATACGTGGCGAGTGTGGCAGGCGATGCCGAAACGGAGATTGCCGGGAAACAGTCAACGAAAGTGACCGGCGGGATCAGCATTGAAACCAGCGGCGCACTGACTGAAAAGATTGCCGCGCTGCGCAAATCCGTGGCCGCCGGCGGTCAGCAGCTGATGGGGGAAACCGTGCATATCGGCAGCGAAAGCATTAATGCGCTGGCCATGATGCTGGACACCATCGATTTGCTGGCAGAGCTGGCGCAGCAGTGTGCCAGCCACACCCACCCCGGCACCGGTGCACCGGCCAGTGCGAGCGCCTTTACGCAGGTGGCCGCCAGGGCGGGGCAGACCCGCAGCAAATACCAGAAGATAATCGCCTGACTTCACCTCTAAGCCCGCACCCTGCGGGTTTTTTTATATATTGAGGTGCTACAGCTTTCTTGGGGCAGACTCTAAAATGTCGATGGTTGGTTAACTTTTGGACCCCTTCCCGTGTGACCATTCGGATTATGGTAAAATTTGGCTTTCACAGATGAGGAAATGACAATGGTAAGCTGCTCCCTTAATCCCTTCTCCGACGTTGCGGATAAAGCCAAAAGTGACGCAATCGTAAAAGTACTCTCTTTGCTTCACACTCAGGATCAAACTCGTGAGACTCTACTACATGCAATAGGTAGTGGTGACTCATCGGAATATTTGCTGCATGAGATGCAAATGTTTGGTTTGGTTCAGTCGGGCTCAGATGATGGGTATTTGACTATTTCTGAACGAGGCGAATTTGCTCTTGATGACATGCAGTGATCTATTCGGGAGCCCGCCTTAGTGCGGGCTTTTTTATACCCTCTCGCTAGAAGCCACACAACGCACTGTAGGCGCATTGCGAATCATCCTACCATCATGCAACCCCGTAAAGCGATCACGCCAGCACCGTTACGCTGGCGCAGCCGCACGCCGACAAAATAAATGTGTCGCAGACCAAAACGGCACTACACCGCACCCGCCTGCGGTTTTTGGATCGATAAAATTTTTCAGTTTCTATTTTCTACAAAACAGACCGCCAGCCCGCGCCAGTGCCGAGCTCTGCCAGAAAATCGAAATTGAAAAGATTGAAAAGAATTTCAGTGTTTTTCAGTTTTGAGAATTATATTGAGATTGTGTATGTTTTTTAAGTGTTTGAAATTTATGTTTTTTAATTGTTTTTCGTGGGGCGTGCGATCTTAAAAAGCAATACGATATTGTCATATGAGTTGAATTTTTCCTGTTGGCATGTAAATAAATAGATGGGTGAACTGAAAATACATGAAATTGAAGCCTCTAATGAGGCCCCAATTTTAAAGTTCAAAATAGAGGAATTCTGGCGATTGCGATTCAAATAAGTATTGAAGATGTATTTCAATAAACCATAGTGCAACTATTTTTAAAGTTAATTTGTTACATAAATGTACGAATCTAGTATAACTTATATCTCTTTCTGCCCCTGTTCCTCCACTCCTATATTTTATAATTTCACCATCGTGCCAGATAGACGCATGATGTGAACCGTTTCTAATAGTCGATTCTAAATCATTTTCACAAAACGGGGCCATCAGCGGACTGTCTTTAAAAGGATTGCTCTTGTTCTCTTTGCTTACGTCCTTAATGTATTTATTTAAGGTCATTGACTTAAATTGATCGAAGGCTCTACCATCGAGTATGTTATTTATACATGCTAATATAGTCATGTTTGAAGTTAAAGTTTCATAAGCATCCCCATAATAGTTTTTTATAGAGTCAAAGTTCTTTGAGCTAATAATTAGGTTGTCGATTTCATCATGGGATATACGTGCATAATAAATCAATTGTCCGAAATGGTCTCGATTGGACATGAATGTCGATAATATATTAATATACCTTTGCAGGTTTTCATGTTTCAGACTTTGTTTATAGAACTGATAGAATGTATTAAGCTTTCCTTCCACTTTCAATCTGTCTAGTTCTGAAAGTATAGGTTCTGCAATATCAGGAGCAAGGGGGTAGTGCAATTTAGTAAGAAACTCATGCAGCAAGGTTAAATACGAATATTTTTCATTTTTTAAATAATAAATGCCGTCTTCATTTCTTTTTTTCATATATAATTTTGCAATATTGACAGCTTTGTCAGGTTTATTATTGTTGATCATTTGTAGGCCCGTTTTTAACTGAGACCATTTGCTGGGTGCGTTTGGCATATCAAATTCATGAGATATGCTTACCATACGCTGTCCAGGACTGACTTTTATATGCGGATGTAATAATCTTATCATGTCCATTGAGGCAAATTTCATTGGATCATGCAGATCATTTTTATCAAATGCACAAGCAGGATGGAAATTTATGATTGTCAGTTCCCTGTCTGAAATTTGAGGGATTATCTCACAATTGCTTACTACTTCAATAATAGCTTCAGGGGGAGTTGCTCTTACAGCTACAACTATAGGTAAATAACAATTAATACAGTCCAAATAATGCTTTTGATAACCGTCAAGTCCCACCCCGATCCGAACTCTATATTTTTCATCGCATGATGAACATTTTATATACTCAGTTATAACCATTCTTCAATCCTTTTCTGAATTAATTGTATATAGTGAATAAATTAATCAGTATTTTTCTGAAAATGCAAACTTTTCCCTAAGATACACCGAAGCAATTTAGCGCTTGATGATTTTTCTCATTTTTTCGATTAGGCATTCGGGAAAACATGAGTAAATAAACCGCAGCGTAAGATATTAACGATAACGTCGAAGCAAAAAATGAGACGTAAGTACATGGTTTATAAAAAATTTCAGACATGTGATGGGATTGGATAGGTAAAAACAACTTTGAATAAAAATTCTTTTAGTTGGATAAGAAGCTCTGTCGCCATTTTGTCGCCTGCGGGATGTTGGGTATAAGTTAAGTGATTGATTGTGAAGGCTATAAAAATTATTCAACAAAAAACCCATCAACCTTGAACCTAAGCGGCGGGGTTGATGGGCTCCACAATCGGGGGACATCAAAGAAAAGCAGTGGCACTAGTTATGACTGACACCCCACAAAAAAGTTCTGCGTATAAGCGAAATATTTCTTAGCTTCGGAGTTATCCGAGTCCTGGCCAGATAATGATGATCAATGTCCCGGCGAGGGTAAGCAGCACGTTGGCGATGGCGTAGGTGCCAGCATAGCCCAGCGCGGGGATGTTGCTGCGCGCGGTATCGCTGATGATCTCCATTGCCGGTGCGCAGGTGCGTGCGCCCATCATCGCGCCGAAGAGCAGGGCGCGGTTCATTTTCAGCACGTAGGCACCAAACAGGAAGCAGATCAGCACCGGCACCAGGCTGACAAGTAATCCGGCGATCAGCATCTGTCCGCCGACAACACCAAGGCCGTTTCCGATGCCGCTCCCGGCGCTTAAACCGACCCCGGCCATAAACACCATCAGGCCGAACTCTTTCACCATCATCAGCGCGCCCTGCGGGATGTAACCAAACGTCGGGTGGTTCGCGCGCAAGAAGCCGAGCATGATGCCAGCGAAGAGCAGACCGGCGGCGTTACCGACGCCGAAGCTGAAGGAGCTGAACTGGAAGGTGATCATGCCGATCATCAGGCCGACGATAAAGAAGGCGCAGAAGGCGAGCAGGTCGGTCACCTGGCTGTGAATGGAGATAAAGCCGATGCGGTCAGCGATAGTTTTCACACGCCGCGCATCGCCGCTCACCTGCAACACGTCCCCTTTGTTGAGCACGATATTGTCGTCGATGGGCATCTCAATCTGGCTGCGGATCACGCGGTTGAGGAAGCAGCCGTGATCGGTCAGCTTCAGCTGCGCCAGGCGGCGGCCGACCACATTGTGGTTTTTCACCACCACCTCTTCGGTGACGATGCGCATATCCAGCAGGTCGCGGTCGAACACCTCTTTACCGTTACGGAAGCTCGGGTCGAGGCGCGCATGGGCATCCGGGTAGCCGACCAGCGAGATCTCATCGCCCATCTGCAACACCGCGTCCCCGTCCGGGTTGGCGAGAATACCGTTGCGGCGAATACGCTCGATATAGCAGCCGGTCTGGCGGTAGATCCCCAGCTCGCGCAGATTTTTGCCATCTGCCCAGGCCACCAGTTCCGGCCCGACGCGATAGGCGCGGATCACCGGCAGGTAGACTTTGCGGTGAGCATCGGTATCCAGCCCGCGCTCGCGGGCGATCTGCTGGGCGCTGGTCTGCAAATCCTGATGCTGTAACTTCGGTAAGTAGCGGGCGCCAAAGATCAGGCTCACCAGACCAATCAGATACGTTAAGGCGTAGCCGAGGCTGAGGTTGTCCAGCGCGCTGGCAAGCTGGCTGCTCTCCATACCCGAGTGGCGCAGCGTATCGCCCGCGCCAACCAGAACCGGCGTCGAGGTCATCGAACCGGCGAGCATCCCGGCGGTTAAGCCGATATCCCAGCCGAAGAGTTTGCCGAGACCGAGCGCAATCAACAGCGCGCTACCGACTAATACCAGCGCCAGCATCAGGTAATTCTTACCGTCGCGGAAAAAAATTGAGAAAAAGTTAGGTCCGGCTTCGACGCCAACGCAGAAAATAAACAGCATAAAGCCGAGGTTCAGGGCATCGGTGTTAATGCTGAAATGTTGCTGGCCTAATAATAAAGAAACGACTAAAACGCCAATAGAATTACCCAGTTGGATAGATCCCAGTCGTAATTTTCCAAGGCAAAGCCCAAGCGCCAGAACCACAAACAATAACAGTATGTAATTCCCATTTAACAAATCTGCGACGTTTATATTCAC